TGAATCATCTGGATCTTGTAAAGGAACACCATTGATAATTGTGTGATTTAAGATGTTTGATTTGATGCCATTACAATCACCTTCACTGATTAATATCTTGTAATTTTTATAATTGATTATATCTTTTTCAACAGCACCAGTAAATCCTCCAATGTCACTAACAGTCTTTTCATCTATAACAACACCTTTGGTTAGGACCGTTCCATAAACAATTGGTATCTTTACAGATGTGGTGTCTGTTGCTTCACCTGTGTAGAATTGTTTGTCAACAAGATCTCCTGCTACAACATCTTTGTCTTTTGATTTGATTGCACCAGCTGAACTTGTGGCAGTTGTCTTTACTGAATTGAAAGGATCATTTGTTGATTTTATGTTAGCCATTATTTGTCATCCTTTCTTTTTGCTCCAGGTGAACCTGCTTTGAATTGTCCCATAAATGGTATAGGTGATCCATTGTTTGATGGATCCCATCTCAGCTTACAAGCTCTGGCTGTTTTGTTGCAGTAGTCTTGTGATGCATCACTGGTTGTTTGGTTTGCTCTATTGAAATAGTTTGTGAATGTTGCCTGACTGCCTTGGTTGTTTGTTTGTCCATATGGACAACCACCATTATCAATTGATGTATAAACGAAAGCACCACCTACATAACTTCTATATCTCAAACTACATAGACCAGTTGGCATTTTTCTATTTGATTGTGTTCTTTGTTCTAATCCTATTGCTGGTGTTAATTCTAATTCTAGTAAGTGTCCTGTGGTATCTAAAATACCATTTACGAAATATCTTTGCAACACTCCACTCTGTAAAACCGCAGTATGCCTTGCGGCTTTCTGTGCCGCTGTGCCTGAACTTTGATCACTGGTCATTGTCCAATCGCTGTCTGCATTGTAATCGTGTAAAGTCAAGAATCTTTCTACCTTAACACCTCTCATTGGAAAGGGTGGTAAGTTTCCTAACCCTGTCCAACTTGTCTCAATGGCCGCAACAGGTGATAATGCATCAAATATTGTTCTGTTAATTTTTAAAGTTGGCCTTGAAGGTCTGGCACCAAGTTCACTTGATATGCCTTCAATGTTCATCGCACAATGAGTGAATGTTTGACCATTCATTACAATGTTTGATCCATTTGATTGCCTGTGTGGTGTCAAGAAAGCTGTTGTAGAAACAGCTGAAAAGAACCTTGGAGTGATTGTAGAAAAATCAAATTTGTATAACTCTATAGGAGTGTATTCATTTATGTTTTTACAATCGTTTAGAAAGTTTGGCATTATTGATCCTCTACTAACACCGCTGTGAATGTGTGTAGCAAAGGACCTGATCGTTGTTCATTGAATTCTCTAATGTAATAGTTTCTTGTTGTCCCATCAGTAGGAGTTGTGGGTGCAGTTATTGTCTGACCTTTGCTGTAAAATTCATACCATTCTCTTAACAGGTTGGCATCTGTTGTGTTCAAGTTCTCGTGAACTATTGTGTAAATTCTTCTCAAGTTATCTGGACCATCTGGTATCCTTTGTGCGAAGCCATCTCCAAATTCTAATATGTCCATTCTTATTTCTGTTTCAACCGTTGAGTTGACACTTGGTCCAATTGATATCACATTTGAATTAGTATCTGTGGGTGATGGATGTGCAGTTGATGTTGTGTTAGCAGACATTAAGCAAATCTCCCTTGTGTTGACATTAGTCTAATACTTTCTTCTAATACCTTGCCAGCCATTCTATTTAAATCAGTTTGTGTGACTGTGCCTGATGTTTGTGTTCCTAAGTTTCCTGTGATGTTAAAATTAAACACAGGTGAAACACCTGTTCTATCTTTTGCCAATGGTGTTATGGTTGCAGGTCCAGTCACTAGCTCTGGTCCTTTTTCTCCAACTATACCAAATTTGTTTTTGGTTAACTTTCCACCATCTGCAAATAATCCTCCAAAGAAACTGCCAGCGACAGAACCTATTATACTGCCAAGTCCTCCACCGCCTCTAGATCCTCCACCAAAACCTCCGCCTGATATCAGGTTTCCAAGCTGTCCTGAAATAGCTTGTGAACCTAAATCAATCAAGGCATCTTTGAAACTCTTTGTTCCTTTTAATACTCCAGAAATATTACTTGCTATAGAATTTTCCATTCTATTAAATGATCCTGAAACTCTTGTTGTTGCATTATCTACTGGATCAACTAATATGTGTTGTAAATTGCTTTCACTAAATTCTGTTCTCATTATACCAGTCGTGCCTTCACTCATTGATCTTGTTGCTGATATAGTTTCTCTTTCCATTCTATGGAATTCATTTATTACAGAATTAACCATATTGGGGACTATTGAGCCGCCTACTACTTCTTCTTCAGTATCACTGAACCACCCTGTGACACCTTCGTATAAACCTTTCGCAGATTCAACAGCTGAGTCTTTCATTTCTTCAAACTTGCCTGAAACTTTGTTTTTAAATGCTACTACACTATCAGCCACTTCTACCAAAGTGTTCTTCATTGTTATGAAAGCATCTATTGTTGAGTTCACTATATCAATTACTACTCTAATTGCATCAAATAACAAACCAAATGCATCAATTACTAGATTCAAACCTTGTCCTAATAGTCTACCCATTGCCGCAAGTAAGTCTTCATTCTCACCTATGAATTCTGTTAATCCACCAGTGGCATCTGCTAATCCATCCAGGAATCCGCCTTTTCCTTTTCCACCAAAAGCCACGGCCGCTTTTTTCATAGCATCTCCAAAGTTGGAGAATCTTGTTGATAATGAACTTAAGGCTATTTCTGTCGCACCACCAAACCTTTCATCAAAGCCTTGGAATAAAGCATCTCTGATCTTTTTGGCACCTTCAGCCGTCTTACCTAAGTTGGAAACTTCTAATCTGGTAATACCTAGTTTTTCATTTAATACATCAAATACAGGTAAACCTCTATCTTGTAGTCTTTGCAGTTCTTCTAAACCCAAACCACCTTGCATTGTTCTGGTAAACAAATCAATTGATGATCTAAAAGCACCAACCTTATCAGTTGATACGGAAGCCGCATCTGAGAAACTTAATAATAGTTTTTCAGTTGGTTCAATACCTGCACCTTTTAATTGTGTGAATGCTGATGTAATTAAATCAATGTCTAAGGGTAGTTTACCTGCAATATCTTTTACTCTTTCAAATGCCGCGGCACCTTCATCTACTCCGCCAAATACAGCATTCAAGGCCAATTGTAAATCTTCAAACTCTGCTGATGTTTGTGCTACTTCTTTAATTAATAAACCTAAACCAAGTGTAGCAATAGCACCTTTTACTCTTGAAAATGCTAATGCACCTGCTGTTCCTGTGTTGGTGAAACCTTTGTTGACTCCACCTAGATTTGTTTTAAGTTTATTAACGGAATTTACGGCACCTGAACTATCAACCGTTATCTTAAGATTTACTACTTCTGTTGCCATTTTTTACTATCCTTTTTCATCTGTTTCTCTTGCTGTTTATGAGCAGTAGAAACATACTCTCTATCCATTTCTTGGATAATAGCAATGAATTCTTCTTGATCCTTTATGCCACACCATTTACAATATCGCAAAATTGAAGGAAATGGAATAAATCCAACTCCTCCACTTGTATTTAACCTGTCATTGGCTAGAGAGTTATAAGCACTTACATAGATATCTAAGTGTTTTGGATATGTAGGTGCCTTTGATTGAATGGCTGGTATATTAGAATAAGGACCCCACTCTGCCATCCATTTAGTGAGTGAGGTTAGGACTTTTTTTTGTTGTCTGCTACTTTTTTAATTTCAGTTGCTATCTTTAAAGATTCAGCATCTATAAAGTTTCTGAATTGTTCATAGTTGGTCAACATCTCTTTGGCTTTGTCTTGATTATAGCCACAAGTCTGTCCTTTATCTTCAACATTTTCCCAATCTAATAAGATAGTGTGGGCTTTGATTTCAGATTCAATATCTACCACTTGTTTTGCTGTAAGTTTGTCTAAACCTCCACCTTGAAGTTCATTCATTTTAAACATTTCAAGAGTTTTGTTTTTGAAGGCTATGTTATTTGATGGAGCAATGAAGAACTTTGCACCTTGATGCTCCACCCATTGTGCATTTGTTTTTGGATCTGTAGATCCATATTGTTTTGTAAAATCCATACTTCTATACCTCGTTTGTTAGACAAGTATTTATATGAGATTATTATGCTTGATTTTTAATTAGAGCTACTGTGAAATCGTCTGAGCCAACCGTTGTCTTAACAGCCTGGCATTCAAGTTCCATTAACACATCTTCATCATTACCACCTGCTAAAACTTGAGCTGATGTTATGATAACTTCTGGCATATAGAATCTGTAAGTGTTTCCTGAATCACCTATTTGCACACACATACCAAATCTTGTTGTGTTGATGTAGTTGTTGAATAATGTTTGTGAGTCTGTGTGGTTGGCATACACAGTCAACGAACCTGTTGCTGTAAATCTACCTGCACCAATTCCTGCCAAATCAGTTGAACCAATTTGTGTCTGTGCTCTTAGACCATTATCAAAATTTAATGAGAAAGCAGTTGGAACCACATTAGTCAATTCTGCATAATCACCATTTGTTATTGATGCCGCACCAGTGTTGAATTTGATGTTTGTGTCTTGATGCACCGTTGAAAATGGTTGTGTAGATGTTGTCAATGTAGAAGTTAGTGTTGCACTACCTGACATAGCATTAATTTTAGAACCTACAAATCCAACTGTGCCTGTCACAAATGAACCTGACTCTGCTGTTAGTTCTAAAGTGTTTGGAACCATACCTTGGTATAGTTGGAAGAAGTTTGTTGATCCATCTGATGTTTTCTTTTCAATTGCATAACTTGTTTGAGTCGTGCCATTGAAGTATGTAGTGTTGTCTGTGGCATTGTCTACATCATTTGCACCTGAGGCACCTGATTGTAATACTGATGTTATCAATGCATCAATTGGACCATCTGGTGAGAATTCAAATTCAATGTCACCTTCTGCTTGTGATGATACTTTGTTTAAATCAGAAACATTTCTAGATGAATCAATCTCTTCAGAAGCTATTGTTGAAACAGCTGGAACTATACTTTCAGCTGTCACTCTAAGACTTGCTGTTGTGTCTGTTCCTGAACCTGCTAGATCTGATTCTTTACGAATTGCTATTGTTGTTAAACTTGCACTTGGTATTCCCATTGTTTTGTTCTCCTACTATTATTTATGCTTGATGCCTGAAATACGGAATGTCTAAATTAACCTGATAGAAGTTATCTGTGTCTTGTCCACCCGCTTGTTCACCAACCACTGTCATACTACAAGCTCTTGTTGTAATATCACTAAAATTTACTATATGATATATTGTTCTAATTGATTCTGCTAATACTCTAGCTCTTTGTGTTCCTGTGCCTGTTTTAACAAATACTTGGACACTTATAATTCCTTCTTGTCTTGAGAAT